TTTGCCGCATTCAATATTGTTCTACTTAATGCTTCCATATTGAACAAGCCGGGGGGTGATTGCTGTGCCATTTGCATAGCCATCTGTGCAATCATAAGGCGGTGAGCATTAGATGGAATATTGGGATCGCTAACAGGGATAACATCCACTCTTCCATCAAAGTCAGACTTAAATATACTCCGACTTTCAAACGGCACATCATAGGGATATTCACTTGGTAGATAGTCGTAGTCTATTCTAGCAAGAATCCTAAATTCATCTCTTTGGGATTTATGCAATCGTTTATGGATTGCAGAGAAGAATTTACTGGACGCTTCCAGTAGTGCCATTGTTGTACCTACTGGTCCGTAAGAAGATGCTTCCGATACAATTTGTTCTGTACTGTCTGCAAACTTCTGACCTGCTGTTGAAACAAATCCCAACATCTGGAACAAGGTCGAGGAAGGCTCTTTGTAGGGGAGAGGAACGATAGCCTTTGCCAAGTCCACACCTGTAGATTCAACTTCTTTAAACTCACCGGGGCTAATAGGATCATTGTCACCAACTACCCTAACACCTTTAGCCTTGAACCCACCCGGCAGGTTCGCAAATTGACCCGCATCAATGAGGCTTCTCATTGCTGCTGTAGCACTCATGGTAAGATTACCAAGGAAGTGCATAAGGCCAAAGCCGTAGAAACCAAAACCCGGTACAAACCGATAATGTACAAAGTGATTCATTTTTTCTTTATTTGTATCATCGGGCTTGTAGTTTCTACGAACACATAAAACTTTTCTTGATTGTTCTTCTACTGTTACAATATAGGGAAGTGCTATTCCCTCTTCTTTATTNGNTTCATCTATCTCCAGATAACAATGCTGTTCCAGTAATACATATTGTGGATCTGTATCCTGTGTTGGAGAGAACCCTAGTATTGTATCCATCTTGGATGCAAATGCACTAGGTTCAGGATTAGATGCTTCTGGTAAATCTGTATCGGAATATATTCCTGAACGAATATCTTTTGCCAGATCAATAGGACTACGATAGATTACATGTGTATACCTGTCAGCTTTGGAAAGATTACTGGAATAATAAGATACGTAAAACTGGTCAATAGGAACAAATTCTGACACTGGTCGTTTAAGATTTGCATCGTAGTATACTTTCTTAAATGCGGAGCCTATTAGTGGAAGATGAAAGAGCATCTTCTCAAATTCGTCAAAGTACTCTGGCATCTGCTCTGTGAGCTGGTAATTCATAAAGTTCTTGACACGGTTGGCTTGCGTTTCTCTATCTGGAGTGGACTTGCCAAGTATCTGTGTTTTGATCGGACCTGCCGATGGGAACAATTCCTGTGATGCTTTACTCTGGAACTTAACGGCTGACTCTACCAGTAGTGGATGTACTGCTGTACAGGCACCATCGAATGGTTCTGATGTTTCCTGTATCTTTAGACCAAGTAGATCAAAGCCACGTTCAAACATAGACTCCCATTCCTGCCGGGAGTTCTTATCTGCATCGTAGTTGTTATATACATTCTCTGCTATTTCTTCCAGAACATCATCATCCAGATCTTCTGCAAGATTAGCATACCATTCCTTTACAGGAGCTTCTGCTTCCATAACAACAGTCTTGGTAAAGTCTACTGTTACACCACCATCTGGATCTAATTCAAAAGTAGCTTCCTGTTCCTCACTTACAGGATTAGCATCCATAGGAATTAGATTTGCAACTTCCTGTGGTATCTGATCGTATGGATTTCTTTCTGTAGCCATTATATTGCTCTCATGTTATATGTATGCGGATTACGTTCTACTATGGACCCACCTCTTTTATATGGTACATCTTCTATATTTCCAAATTTAGGTAATTTAGCTAATACTAGTGGTCCTACTTGTTTTACTTCTTCTGCCCCTTCAATCGGTGTTTCTTTAGCAATTGTAATTGGTTGACCAGTAAGTTCATCTATTTGAGTAAAGATTTCTCTTGTATAAAAAGTTCCATGTCTTCGTGGATCATATCCTACTTGAACCCATTCAGGATTATCTATTAAATCTTCTACATCTTCTATCATTTTAGCTGGATCATGATTTTGCCAGTTACCTTTTATTGTTGCAAAAGGTGTTTTCTCATAAGGTTTTCCAGCTTCTTTTCCACCAGTTTTTAATTCTCCTGTGGCAACTCTTTGTGCTGATTTCGTAGTTGGTTTAAATACAACATTTTTTAAATGTGCTGTTTGTCCATAAACAGTTTTTTTATTTTTACCACTACCTTTTATTAATGTAGCTATCCATTTATTAAATCTTTGATATGCAGTAATATCTAATCTTGAATCAACTATTTCCCCATCTTCTATTCCCATTGTATCATAGAGAACTCCAGCCTTTCCCTCTTTTATATGACTACGTTGATTTTTTCTTAAAGATACAGGTATTTCTTTTTTTGTAGGTATTCTATAATTAGCAATTAGTTGCTGATAGTCTTCTTTAGTATAAGCAGAAACTGGTTTATATCTAGGAGTTCCATCTTCTTTTACTGCATTATTAAGTAAGTCAATATATTCTTCTTGTGTTAGTGGATCATTAGGATCTAATCGTCTATTAACAAGTTTTTGTAAATCTATTAACTGTTCTCCTTCAAGTTCTTTGTATCTTAAAGGATCTGTAGAAGAAGTTTTATATATCTCTTGCCATTGTTCAGCATCAGCCTCAGTTAAATCTACAGCTTTTTTGTTCTTTATATTATTCGTAACTGACTCAATATGTTGTTGCACTGTTTCTTCATCAGCAATCTTATTATCTTTTGTAGTTATCCAATTTCCTTTTGTATCTTTTTTTAGTTGTGAAATATTTGTATGTCTAGTATCCTCCGCAACTCTTGTAGGGATTCTAGGTATTGCTTGTCGAATACCTTTCGTTAATAATGATGTTAATCCAGCAACCATAAATTTCTCCCCTCACTAATTCTACCCGTTACTTACATTATACACCTAACTACGCCAGTACGTAACCCTTTTATTCTTTGGAACATCATCATCCCATTCTGGATCTTCTGGATGCGTAAGATGCCACGACTCTCGCATGAAATGTACAGCCATAGTCAGGGCATCTACCTGATCATCATGAGCTGCATTGGGAAACTGTATCAGTTCTTCCAAGAGATCATCAGCCCACTTCTTATGTCTGGGTATCCAAACCTTTCCTGCTTCCATCATGGGAGAGGCTGCATATACACGGCTAACCTTATCCCTATCTGGCAGATATTCTCTTACTGGTAGTCCACTTCTACGCATATCCTGTAGTAGCGACTGACCACTAGCTTTCTTCTCTATAATACAGACATCAGGTTTGAAATCATTGTACAATACCTGTGATATCCTACGTAATTCGGGATATTCAAATCTTCCCTTCATATTACCCAGTAGTATCAGGTTAGATACGTAGGCTTCTGTTCCATCTTCATCCTGATCGTACATGGAAAATATACCCCATGTCTGAATTACACTGTAATCTGCTGTGGTTTTCGTGGAGAAAGCCGTATCGTATGTCTGTAGGACAAAATCACACGTAGGAGGCTCATTGTAATCCCACCATTTTATCCATTTCTTCTTTATAAGCCCACCTTCCTCTGGAGTAGGGTTCTGCATGTACAATGCATTCCAGTAACGTGCTCCATTGGAGGCTCTAATCTCATTCTCATCTATCTGTAGTATATCATCTGGCTTCCATTCGGGAAAGTAGGACGATCCCACTGGTAGCTTTAAAAGTTCTGCTGCTTCATCATCTAGCCATGCAGGTATTCGTATAACTTCCCACGGAATAGTTTCATATTCGCTCATATCCTCTTCTTGTTTTAGGAGCCATCCACATAAATCATCAAAATGATACCTTGTATTGATAATAAGTATGGAACCGTTGGGCATTAGACGGGTTCGTAGACCAGCAGGATACCATTCTTTTACATATCTACGNCCAGCTTCGGAATATGANTCCTCTTCGGACATCACATCGTCCAATATCGCTATATTAGCCCCTCGTCCTGCAATCTGGCTACGTACCCCGGCTGCGTAGTACGTACCACCTTGGTTTGTTTTCCACTTTCGTGCTGCTCTAACGTCTGTTCGTAGAGAAACTCCTTTGAAAATATTCTGAAACTCTTCCGAATTGACAACATCACGAACAGAACGGCCAAAATCACTAGAAAGTTGATCAGAGTGAGACACAGTAAGAATTTCATGTTGTGGATTTCTCCCTATATACCACGCTGGAAACAATTTGGAACAAATAACAGACTTGGAACTACGTGGTGGTAGAAACACCATCAGTCTTTTTAGTTCTCCAGACTCCAATTGTTTTAATTTATTAGATATTAGCTCAATATGTCGTCCCATCTTCCAATCGGAAACAAGAATTGGAGCCATTAGTCGAACAAATGTTAGGAAATCAGTCTGAGTACTCTGTAGTATACTTAGATTTAACAGGTTATTAAGATCTAAGTATGAAGATAATTGTTGTTCTTGTTGTATTTCCATTAAGTCCCTGTAGTAACTATGTACTTTATCTCTTAATTAGCTTTATAAGTCTAATTATACACTATATACTCTCTATGCACAAGTAGTTTTTTTAGTAGCTCGGAAGTTATTGATAAGGTGGACTGATTATTAGCCCGTAAATTTTGGTAAATATATGAGAGTGTCATTATATATATANNNATGCGTGTGCGTTNTTNNGGGNGGGGGTGTGCATCATGCGTGTCATGCGAGAACTCCACATAATCCCTACCTCCCAAGACAAAGGAAACTCTAAAGAAGGAACTCTAGTGAGTTCTTTAGAGGTTCCTTTGGTTCTTCCAAGGCTGATGAAGTCGGTGGAGATCATCTCACAAGGGCCTATGAAGGCTTTACCAAAGCCATAGCGACTATCTAGTCCTATGGACTAAACAACTGGAAAGACTAACTATTCCTATATACTGAATACTTATGAAGTATATAGGATATAGTTAGGTATCCTGATGAAACTGATGAAAGGAAACTAGACCGATGACGAGTAAGATCATGCAAGTATTGCAAGGTATTGACGTAGGCGAAAACTCCCAAGTATTGGAGTGGAGAACCATTAACAGAGGTGATACACAATACCAGAGGTATTCCACCGCCAAAGATAGTGGAGC